GCCTGCAAGGCCTGTTCTATTATAGAACGCATATATCATACCGCTGTTTCCAATGGATGTTATGTTTTTGAATGTATATGCGGTTAGTGTTGCCTCTCGTCTTGACGCAACCCCGTTTGAAACTTCATAGTTTGGAAGTTCTGTGTATCCGCATTCACTGTATGTTATGGCAGACCATCCCTGGTCCCCTGTCACTTTTATGTATGTTTGTTTCAGGTCAACCGTTCCGTGGAAATAGTTTCCAACCCGGAACCCAATCATCAGTTTGTCGCTCGTGCTTTCAATCGGCGTTGAACTTGCGAAAGTGATTTCCCGTGTGAAGTTGACACCATCGGTTGAGAATTCTGCGTAGTATTCAGAACCGGTCCACCCGTATCTTACCCAGTAATATGTGTTGGCCGATAGAACTGTCGTCCCCTTTACAACATCCTCTCCACCAGTTATGTCGTATGAATTTCCCGTGCTTGACAGGTTCATTGTCATTTTGTTTGCACTGTCTATGTATAGGTCAGGCAAATAGGTTCCACTAAAACCTCCGAATATGGCGTTCCACACTCCAACTGTCGTCATTTTTATGCACGTTCCAATTTCCCAGGCTGCGCTGTGTGCCTTGTTTGCAAAGGCATAGGGAATTGTCAGGTAGTTGCTTGTGCTAAAATCTGTTGCAACGTACCCACTCGAAACTGTGACAGACCCATTCTTGTCTAGGTTCATGTATGTCTGTCCGGGTGTGACAGCGCCTCCAACATCCTCTTTTGTCACAGCTCTCCATGTCTCAACGCCATCTATTTTTGTATAGCATTCTTTCAGGTCAATCGTCCCGTACCAGTAATTTCTGAAGTCTGTTGTTGAGTAAACACCTAGATATGTATGAGACAGGCCAGAATACAACGGTGTCGATAGATTGACCGTGATGTCTCTGGTGTATGTCGTTCCATTTGTTGAATAGTCCAAATAATACTGCGTCCCTGTATACCCAAATCTTACCCAGTAGTCCCTGTTTCCCTGGACAGTGTATGACCCAAGGCCGCCGCTTGATTCTCCTATACTCCAGGACGAGCCATCTGCCGTTGCGTTTATTACAAAGTGAGAATTGCTAATGTAAAGGCATATACCGTATCTGCCAGCATTCCCTGTCCCGACGCATGAGTCGAATACGTACTCATCCGAGGCCGTAGATATATCTGAAACAGTTTTGAATTTTAGGTAGACTTCCCATGGCCGGTTTCCCGGATTAAACACTGTGTCGGAAACAATGTATCCGTCCCAAATACGATTCGCCACATATTCGTAGTTGACCACAGATGTCCCAGTCGTTGTGAAGTGTGGTTGGTATACGTATGTCCCACCGCCTCCGCTTGGAATCGTCCCAATTGCGGTTGCCAGGTTTGCCGAGTTTGCGGACGCTGGCACAGTTCCACCGGCCGTCCCTATGGCTGTATATGCACTCGCAATGTTGTTATTGATCCGAGTTATTTCCGAAGCGATACTCATTTGTGTCTCCTTTATACTTGTGCCAGTAGTGTTTCAATGTCTCCGATTTTATCATCGATTTGTTTTTGAATCGGGTCGAGCTTTGTCCAGTGGGCCTCCGTCCAACTCTCCGCGGTTGTGATTGGCGTGTTGCACTCCCATGCGTTGAAGTCCCTCAACACCCTGTCTCCCACAGCGTATGTGGCCGACGAGCTATAAAAAGAGTATTTCGCTATCATGTTGTAAACTGTTTGATAGAGCGCATTCGGTGTGCTTGCCAATGCGATTGACGATGAGGTCATTGAATTGGACAGCATTGTCGGTCCATAGTTTACGGTTGAGGCTCTGGCTCCTTTTAGGCAATACCAGTATGTCCCATCGTAAACGAACGACACCACTTCTCCGGCGACCCACATCCGGGCCACGACAGCGGTCGTTCCATATTCTTTTATGAGCTTTGCGCCTGTTCCGTTCACATCGAGTGACGCCGCCGCGTTCGTGTTCGAGTTTGTGAATGCTACGTCAATCTTGGCGCCGGTCTTCAGCACGAACCCAGAGCAGACAACCGACTTTGTCGCTGTCGATGCCGATGTCGAACACGTTCCGTAATACCCGGAATTGATTTCCGTCTTTGTGGCCGTGTATGGCGTCCAGACTTCAACCCCGTCTGCGACAAGTTTCGTCTTCATGAGATCAATCGTGCCGTTCCAGTATTGTGAAGTGTATGACGGGTGGTTGCACCCTGTTATTCTAAACACATCTGTGAAGAATGGCTTGATTTCGTTGTTGATTGCGGTCGAGTTTGTCGTTGAACCACAATTTGTCCAACTTGACAGGCTTTCAGGTGGGTCGTTCCCTTCTGTGTACGGGTATATATAAACCGTGTACGAACTTTCTGTCAAAACTGCTTTTGCCCAGTATGTATTCCCATAAGAAATACCGGCGTTGCAGATATCGTCAGTTGTCCCAGTATAGAATCCGAAGTAGCTTGAATTTCTTTTGAAGAGTTGCGGCCCTGAATTTGCGAATGCAGCAGAATACTGTACACTGCTCGACCCCATTTTGAGAACTGTCGTCAATTCGAATGTTGTCGGGTTTGCAGATAGAATCGCCGGTGCCATCAAATAATTTGACGCGCTTATGTTGTCAACTACCCCGTTTGTAATCGTCGGACTTCCAGATACAGTGAAGTTTTGTGTATAGTCATACCCAAACGTAATGTTCTTGCCGGCTGTTGCAATATCTGGTAGGGATGAAGAACCTCCACCACCGCCTTGGATGTCGATATTCCCGGACCCTAGCAAGCTCTGATTATTGATTGTTTTGATGTTTGTCCCGCTTACGAGCGTCGCTTGCTTTGTTTCCAGTGAGTCATAGACGACTTTTGCGCCGGCTGATTGTGTGTTCGTGCTTGACGCTGTCAGTGTTGACGCAATATCGGCATTTATGGTTGTTTTATCATCAAGGTTTAACGCTCTCCAAACGAGAGACCCGTCAACATATACAGCTGTCTTTGTTAAATCGATTGTCCCGTTGAAATGCTCATCCGTAGCGTATGCTTTTCCAAATCTGACGGTGCCTGAAAATAACGTTCCATATCCACCTTCTTTTGTGGCTTCTAAAGTCCAAGAAGATGTATCGGGAAGTGTATCAATTGTGTACCCATTGTCAATCAAAGAATAAACTTTTATGGACGTTCCTAAAGTTTGGACAACCTTTACCCAAAGATTGACACCGGTCGTGTGCAGCGTAGAACCGACTGTCCAGGGAGCTGATGTGTATATTCCCAAATATCCTTGACCATAAGGAAACCCAATAGGAATACTTTGTTGGGATGAAAATCCTATAATGTCCATAGTTCCACTAAACGAAGTCGGATTGACCATAGTGATCACTTCTGCACTCGTAAATGATGTTTGGCTCAATGTTGAAGATTCAACATAACTGGACGATGTAAATCCACTTGCGATTCCACTATCTGAAACAGTAGCGCCGGTCCCAATAATAGTATAATCTTGACTAACAGGGGAACTTGAAAACTTTATCCCATTTCCGGCCGAGGCGACGTCCTGTAATGACGGTGCATACCAGGTTCCGTCCCCTTTTAAGAGTTTCGTGTTATCTGTGGCTGCCGGTGCCGGCACAGCGCCAAGAGTTCCAGCGTTCGTTCCGTCCGCTCCAGTCATGGCCACAGCAGAGATTGCGTTGCTTGCAATCGCGATACCGGTTCCGGCTGTCATTTTCGGTTGGAACGCTATCCATCCACTATTGTGGACCGTTGCTCCGATTACGTAATAAGACAGTTCCCAACGGTACGGGTCTGTCGTTCCGCTTGTCAGTGTGATGTGAACAACCTTCGGTGCGGCTGTCGAACTCGGCAAGATTTCCATTGTGGCTTCGGCATTTCCCATGCTGGCCGGTAGGTCAGAACACTGCAATTCCCCAATGTACGACATACCGATTGAAGCCGATGTGTCTGCATAGACGTCTTCCAAGAACGCTGCCGTTGTCGAGTTGGTTGTCCAGTCCTCATCGAACAGTTGGTTGCTTGCGATTTCAATGTTTCCGCTCCCGACGAGTGATGTCCCGTTGACGGTTTTTAGGTCGGTGCTTTCCAGTTTGGTATTGAGAGCTGTTGCCAGGTTTGTGTTGTCGTATGGACTTCCGGCAATGTTTCCGAACCCAATTTCCTTTTGTGTGTTTATCTGGAGCGACCAGTTTGTCCCGTCGAAATAATAGACGTCATCTGTATCGACGGCTTGTGTTTCCACCACGGTTGACGCGACGCCGGTTGTGTAGCTCGACCCTGTCGGCCGATAGTTATTTGCCGAACCCGTCGCCACCGTCCCGACAATGAAGTAGTCGCCGGCCTTATAGACGTATGGACTTTCAGGCGGGTTGCTTTGTGCCAAGCCTGTTGCGCAGTTCCACAATGCCAAATAATGACCCCGACCGCTTACGTTGTCCACCATGTCCTTGAGTTCCTTACCCATGTTTGCCGATAGCGGTTTGTCTGTGTCGGTTGATACAAGGTCATCAATGACGTCTGTCGGTTGAAGTGCCGATGAGGCCAGTGTCCCCTGTTCGGATGTTGCGTAGTCTGACGAGTTAGTGAATGCTGCGCTTCCCAGGTCAGCCACAGCAACATCTACACCGTCCACTGCAATCGTGCCACTAGTGGAGCCTGTCGCAACCGTTTGGACGGCTGTGTCCGCTTTTGCACCCTGTGCTGCCGTTGCATAGTTTGAGGCTAAACCATCAGCATAGTTTTTGGCGTTCTGTTCTGCTGCCGCTGCCGATCCGGCCGCGTCGAATGCTGTTGTGTTTTCGAACGCTGCGCTCCCTAGTCCTTTGACAGGCACGTCATTTCCGTCAACCGCAATCGTTCCGTTGGCCGTGCCAGTTTCCACTGTCTGGACGGAAGTTGCGCCGAGTGCCGCTCCGGCTCTTATCTGATCGAGGTCCTGTATTACATCCTGTTTGCTTTCCAGAGCCTCTTGCAATCCTGTTATGGCTCCGACCGGGTGGCAGTTCTCTACGTCGCGGTCAAGCAGGTCGTTATGGAGAATGGTTTCGAAGTACGGAGACTTCAGGTTGATGATGATTTCGTTCTGGTCTCCGTCTTTCACGTTGATTGTAATGTCGTTCTGTTCGACATTGATGTCTCCCTGGACCCAGTTTTCAATGATGAAAGGGAGAGCGGTTGTTATGGGTGTTTCATGACCGTCTGGATCTATGGCGATGATCGTTCCGTTTTGTGGTCCGAGGTCCAGTGTTTTTGTCTCGGCAGCCGTCAGGTCCACAAAGAACCCGTCTGTGATGTTGTCGTATTTTTTTGTGACACCACCGATTATGAACTTGTATGAGTGTTCTCGTTCGGCGTAAATACCTTCCACACTAATGTGGATCAGGTGTTTCCCGTTGAAGTATGTATCAAATCCCTTGTAAATGGTTATGTATTTTGGTTGGCAAATACAAGCGCACCCGCATTTTTTATCTGTCATTTCGTCCTCCGTTGGTTTGATTATACTTTATCGCAAAGCCAGTGTCAAGATGTTTTTGCCGAAGTGCATTCTCGGAGGTATGCCCGAACGAATAAATCGTCCTGGTAGAGTTCCTTCACGGTCTTCCATTGTGGGTCGGGTAGCGCGTGGCACCTTTGCACGACAACGTAGTCTTTAGTTGTGCAAGCACTGGCGCAAATCAAAATCCCAAACGGCAGAACATACTTCGTCCATTTTGATGTTTTTTTCTCCATCCTTTACCTCTTTTGCGGCCACTAAAATATCAGTATGACTTCCCATAATAACTTCAGAAGCCTCTTTAGCCACTTCCAAAGCGTGTTTGTTATATCCTTTATTGTACGCAACATGAATACTCCCTATGTAGAATGCCACCACGAGCGCCAGAACCGCGCACACGGCGATTATTTTCGTTTTTATCATAAATCCCTCACGAACAAGTAAAGCTCCTCTACGCGCCTTTTTACGAGTCCTTTTGATACCTGCCCGGCGCACTTGAACCAGTCCCACTGCCGAACGATGTTCTCGTAGTCTTTTTCTTTGATTGCCTTGAATAGTTTCGAGTTTGTGAATGATGACTTTCCTACGTTGAACACAAGGCTCGATATGGCGTCCTTTTGGCTGTTTGTCAATTTGTATGGTATTTGGTTAAACAGTGGAAACACGTTCTTTGTGAGATAGTCTTTCAGGAGCGCTTCGGCCGCCTGTCTCGTGATTGTGTCCCCTTGCTTGACGGGCGTGCCGTCTGCTTTGAACCGGCTCCCGTATCCGTATGTCCAGTATCCGGCCGGGCAGAGATATGCTATTTCCCGGAGACCTTCTTTTTCTTTTATCAGCTCGCACATTTTACCCTCCAATCAGGTTTAGGAAAAACAGCGAACCCATGAAGAACCCATTGAAGTATTCTGCGTATTCGGTGTCTCCGTTCTTTCCAATGGCCAATTCACAAAGCGTGTATCCGACAGGTGCTGTAAATCCCGCAACCCAGAACCAGTGATGAGGCATTGTTATGCTTGCGAGAAGTGCCGGGACGAGATACCCGAGTGTCAGTCCGACGAAGTTTCCGGCGAAATTGTAGTATTTCCCTTTGCCGAATATGAGTTTTAATACCTTGCCAACCCAGAATGACCGTTCTTCGTCTGGCCGTGTGTCGTCCAGAATGTAATAGTCTCCATGCGTGTGGTTGAAGTATCTTATGCACCACCCGATAGTCCATAGTGCGCACAGTGCCTTTGTCCACGTGTTAGGGAACGCTCCGGCGCATACGTACATTAAAATGAGCAGTCCGACGTACACGATGTTTTTGTATATTCTGTGGCACTTGACGAACCCACCACCGAGCCATCTGCGCATGAACGCCATCAGTGTGCCAAATAAAAGTGTTAGGTATGCCATTTTACCCTCCTATGTTTAGTATTCCGTTGAACCCCGTTGTCGGAACGCCGAGCAGTCCACCGAGTAGAAGTAGGGCCACAATGATTGTGATCCAGACGTATTTCGCATTTTCTCCCAGTAGGATTTTATACAGCAGTCCGTGTTCTTCTTTTTTCTTGATGAGTTCTTCGAGGTTTTTGAAACCAGACACGACGGTTTCCTCGAGATTTTCGAGCCTTTTTTCAACGTTTGTCATTCTTGCACCTATTTTTTCGTTGTCCTCTATGACCTTTTGGAATAACATCAGTGTTTCCTCCTTTGTCAAAGTCTTGCGAGGCTGTGCTTGGATAATCTCGATTGCCGTTCTGGTTTTTTCGCACATTTGCTATTCTCCAACCGGGTATGGATACCGCTCTTTTATCTCTTGGACTTTTTCGTCCCGTTCTTGTTTCAGCCTCTCAATCTCGGCTATGATTTCCGGCGTTTGTTCTTCGTCGGCAAGCCGTTGGATGTGGCACGTGATTGGGTCCACTTCTTGTGTGTATGCCAATTCGCGGTTTTTGCGTTGTTCTTCTTCGGTCGGTGCTGGTTTTTCTGGAGCGTATCCTTCGAGATACCAGTTTCCGTTATATGCCTCCTCGACGTCCATCAGTGTCATTCCGAGCGACATGAAGAAGTGTGCGTCATCTCCAAATCCAACTTCGCACTCTTTTGTTTTTTGATTTATGATTTTTGCGTATTTTTCCATTTTTTAAGCTCCATATAGTGGGTACCATCTGGCCGTGATGTCCCCGGTTCCTTTTACGTACAACCGAACAGTGTCCCCTTTTTTGACAAATGCTTGGCAAGACACAATCGTCGCAACACCAGACGCAACGTCACTTCTTGAAATCGTTCCGCCGGACGTGGAGTTTATGTAGCTCTGCGTTCCGTTCCCGGAAACGAGTATCGTGACGAGACAGTTAGACGTGGCCGTGAAACTCTTTGCCGTCCCAGAAGTCATTGAAATCGAAACTGCCGAGGCATAGTTTGGCATACCCCACCCAGTGACGGAGTTCATGGCTCCAGTGTCAGCCTTTATTTTACTGCATTTGAAGTTTAACGCTCCGCTTTCGTCTTCAATGATTCGTGATGTGTAGTTTGTATCGGCTCCGGCGTAGTGAAAGTCAATTATACCACCCGTATTTTGTGATTCTGTTGGTTTTAGCTCAAGGCAACCGTTTGTGTTGCTTATGAAGAAAACGCCAGTGAATGTCTTATTTCCACCGATCACTTGCGACGAATCAACCGTGACGAACCGGATTGGGAAGTAGTTCTCCCAGTTTGTGCCGTCGTCTGTCGTTGGGTCGATTGCCGTTGTGCTTGGCCCGGACGCGACGAGCGCTCTGTATATCCACCCGTTTGACGCAAGGCAAAACGATCCGGGTTGGTAGTCCGTCAAATCCGACCATGGCAAGATTCCGTATGTTTCCAAGATTTTGAGCATTTTCGTTGCTTCGTACAGAACTTGGTTGACGTCTGCCGAATCGACAATGTTTTTGTATTTCCACCCACTCTCGGCCTCTGCTTGCGTGAGACTTGCGTTTCGGTAGCTCACACCAGAGACGGGTGTCACAGGAATGGTCGTTGACGCACTGTCGGCGAACACACCCGTGATTGTCGTTGTTCTGTTTTCTATTGGCATTTTCCCTCCTTTATACCTTGACCTTTGATGACACCGATGTCGTTGCCTGATATGCGAACTCGTAATCGTTGTCTGTCAATGCCGTGTTTCTATAATAATCCAACAAGTTGTAGTTTGTCAATGAAATTGTGCTTTGTGCGTACATTTTGGCAGTCATCATGTCGGAAATCTCCATCCCGACCTTTTCTCCGATACCTTCCAAGATTTCCCATTCCAGCTCTGGTTTTGAAGAGAAAAGGTTGTGGTTTTCTAGCACTCTCATCCAAATCCATTTGCGGTACGTTTCGTCGTCCATAATTTCATCAGACGAGGCGTTTCCGTTCTGCACCCACCAGTGGCCGTTGTCAGCTCCAAGTCCTTCTTCGTCAGGCGTGAACCAGAAGTCGCTCTGGTATTCGTACGACGTTCTTGATTGGCCAACGATTCTACCGATTACGTCAAGTTGGTTTTTTACCGCTTTCGCAATGGTTCTATATTCCATCAGGTCCACGATTGCGTCCAACAGTTCTTGTGTCTCGCTCGTGAACACTCCCAAGAGTTTTTTGAACAGGTCGCTGTCGGAATACTGTGACAGGATTCTGCTTTCCGAAATCTCTTTCAGGTTAAATCTCAATCCCGAGAAGTCTATTGCGTTCGCTGCCATTATACCACCGTTATTTCAATGTTGTCAGTTGAGAATGAGGCCACCTCGTCCCAGTCGATTGTGATGTCTGACGTCGAAAGTGAGTCTGCGGCCGTTCCGATTTCCAATGAGTTGACCTTGAACCCGGACACCGAGTTGATCGGCGTGTAAAGTCTGGAGATAACAACGTCGGCTCCCGGTGGGAAACCTGCCTCGCCTTTTTGGTCGTATTCTGCGTAGTCCACGATTGCCTGTTTTATCTTGTCAATGTCGGAATCAGTGAATGTGCTGTATTCCGTTGCCGATATGTTGATGTCAATGTAGATTGGGATTTCCGTCGGCCGGTAGAAACTGACCACTTGCGTGTCTCCGAGGTCGCCAGTATATGTGACCGAAGTCGTTCCTTGGAACTTGTCGAGAGCGCCACACTTTAATCGGAGCGCTTGTGCCACGTCTTCGTCTGTACCACCGACAACGACAGGTGCGAGTGTTTTACCTGTAATCCCTTGTGCGTCTGTCGAAAGTCCGTTGTTTACATACAACCGTGCGTATCTGACACCGTCCACGTTGAGGACACCGGCAATGATAGCGTCAACCTGTCTGTACGATGTCGCGGATGTGGCTCGTTCTTGTTTGATGTGTAATTCTGTGTCCGTGTCTGGGTTGGCTCCGACCGACACTGTTTGTGTGTTTGTCGCGTTTCGCCACCCGAACACCGGTGTTTTAATCTGGATGATTGTGTTTGCCGCCGGATCGTTCGGGCCTTTTTCTGTGCAGACAGCATTGACTTCAGCCGTTCCACTGCTCCCGATTGTCACACCGCCGACCGTCGTGTAGGATTGTGACCCGTCTGCCGATGAGATTATAGAGCCTTCAGGCACGAACGTTCCGTTGGTTCCGGTCAGTGTCATTTTTATTTCGGTTTTGGCACCGTAGCTCGGGTTGATACCGTTTATCTGGACGAGGCCTCTCAAAGGTTCTCCGAACGCATTGAGTGGGTCATACTGTTGGCTCGCTGCGTATGCCGCTTCCCAGCAGATTGAAAGTTCTTCGGCGACGATTTGTCCCATTTGACCGAATATGCTGTCGGCCGATTCGTTCATAAACGGTTTTTGTCCGTTTTTGTCAGTGATGTTCTGGATTTTTGTTGTCATACTGTCCAGGATGTCGGCAAGTCTTTTTGGGACGAACCCGTTTTCTGTCATTCCAAATTCCATTTATATCTCCTCCGTTATCATAAACTGTTCTTGGCTCACGATGATCGTCGCAAAAATGCTTGTCTTTCGTGTGTCTTTGTTGTAGTCAAGACCGATTGTTTTTATTTCGGTCACTCCCTGTGTTTCGGCAATTTCGGCCCGGACAATCATCAGGATGTATTGTGCGTTCTTTCCACCGAGCATTTCGCCGTTGAAGTATGGAACACCGGCGGTTGTTTGAAGGAACCATTCTCCGGCCACACGGCGGAGCCTTGTTCTTACTCTTTGTATGACTTCGTTCTCGGACGATGTTATTTTTACCAGTCCGTTGTCTGAAGCAATGTCGTTTGTGATCGGGTCAATGGCTATGTCAATCATGATGTTGGCGAACTCGCTCCTCCAGTGTCTCCAGTCCCGCCTGGGTGTGCGGGTGTTATGTATTCGTGGACGTGGGATGTGAACTTGATGTCGTCTATTACGGTGTTTCCTTTAATAGAGATGTTGTCAGCATTCATTGTTATATTCCCTCCGCTCATCTCTATACTAGCATTTCCTTGCAACAATTTCAACGAATTTTTTTTGACCGAAACCTTTGTCGTGTTGTCTGCGCTTCGTATTTCGATTGCGTCCGTGGCGTAATTCGTGATTGTTTCGGCGTCTGTTATCACTCCGGGGAAACACAGAGCGTCTGTCATGTCCATGCACCTGATTTGTGTTTTTGTCGGGTTTTTCGTGTCGAATGGGTTTTGTATTCCGCCAGCCATTATGAAGTTGTCAATGCTTCGTTGGCTGAATATCAGTGTGCAGTTCTGCCCGATTTCCACTGGGTATGTGAGCTTGATATCTGCGCACTTGATGATTGCCAGTGGGATGTTTGTTATCTTTGGAAGGTCAATATACGAAACTTCGTTGTTGCTGTTTACGAACTTTCCCCTGATTGCCGGCGTGGCCGACACACGTTGCCTTGTCGCGTCAAAATCATCTATAATTGCCGGAATGCACGTGTTGAGCCGAAAGACGTTCTTCCAGAACTGGATGTCAAATGCTTGTTCTTGGTTGTTCACAATTCTGTTATCCATTTTAGGCCCTCGTTGCTTCGTTGTAGAAGAATGCGATATGCATATTCCACTCGTTTTCTTTAGGACATAGGTCGCAATCGAGGGTATGAACCTTGTAATCGTCTCGGTTGTATTCTTCCGGTACAACTGTCGATTCAATACCCACGATTTGACCGGGTTTTATTCCACCCACATATTTTGAGTAGATATCAACCCCCACTTGGACTTGCGTTATACCAGAAAACCTCGGGGAAACTTTCATAAGGCCGGAACTGGCGTCCAAGCGGATTGCGGTTTGTTCTCCGGTGTCATCCATCATGACGGAGAATACCCCGTCCTGGATACTCCATGAGAACCCAAATTGTCGTGACAGGTTGTCCAGAATTGACGGTATCGACCCTTGGCCTTGGAACCCGCCCTCTCCCAGACTTCCTTCTATTTTTATGGCTGTTTCGTCAATGTCAATCCCTTCTATCTTTGAAGCGAGTTCTTTGACTATCTGCTCGACGGGAACGTCTTTTTCATATGAAACGCTCGCTGGTTCTTTGAATAGGCCACCGAATGCGGCGTAGGCAAGTATCCGTGTCCGTATGTCGGCTCCGAACCGTTCCGAGTGGACACCTGTTATTCCACCGAAGAATGCCAGTTTATAGTCCTCGTCTCCCTCTCTCGTGTAGATTGATATTGATGTTTTTGGTTGGTTTAGCGCCGTCACTGTCTTTTGGCTCAAGTTCCAAATGAATACTTGTGCGTTGTTTGTTGACCCGGCGATTGATTTTTCGATGTGTGCCTTGATTTTGAGCGTTTTATTTGTGCCGTCTGATTTGAATATGAGGCCATAGTTCATCGGCTGTCCAGCGGACGACTCCGATTCGGTCAATGGTCCAATTTCAATCATCAGTTCTCTCATTTATGCCTCATCCAACATTTTGTCTTCGTATAGGTTCGGGATGTCCTCTCCCTCTGCATAATAATAGAGCAGGCACGTTGTGCCGAGACTTGTCGGCGTGTCGTTCTCTGTCCCGTCCGTGCTGACGCAACGAATTGCTTGGTTTTCGAACAAGGTCGATTTCCCTTTGACAAGGTTTCCGACACCAGTGTTGAGGCATATTCCCATTATGATCGGGTTGTCGGATGTGTCCGTAATGTCCATCAGCCATCTATGGATGTATGGCAGATAGTATGTTCGAATGCGATAGACGTTCTTTCCGAGCGCTATGTCTATTTTTCTGCTTCCTGTGTTGTCAACTGGGATTATCTGTGGCATTTTTTCTCCTACGTCAGTTTGAGCATTCCGGCGCTCTGTGTTGCCATTGCCGACATTGTCGTTCCGGCTGATTTCCCAAGGTATATCGTTTGAACGGGCCTTGCGAAGTTCAGTTGGACAAAGTCAACGGTCACTTTGATCGAGTGCCTGTATGGCGATGTGTGTTGGATAGGCAAGTTCGCGATGACCATGTTGTTGTATATTTTATGCTCCGTGACGATCTGGCAGATGATTTTTTTCTCCCAGACTTCGACCAGTTTGTCAAACACGGACATGGTTCCGAAAACTTTTTGTTGGCCTCCGAGGAGTTGCACGGCCGCGGATTGTTCAAGCGAGCTGTTTGTCTCCTCGAATGACAGTGTAATTGAGATTGGTTTTTGGATAACGTGTTCTGATATGATTGACCCGTCTTCCATTGTTTGTTCTGTGACGTCGCTCTGGAATGAGTGTAGCTCTTGTTTTTTTACGGCCGGGTTGATTGATTGGTTCAGGCCGTCGTCTCCAAACGTCAGGGCTTGAGCCATAATCATTTCGAGCTTGGCTATTGCTTCCGAACCCCACCACCCGCGTTGTTCGTCAGATGTTTCGGGCTTGACGTATCGTATCAGTGCGGGTTTGAAGAAGTTGTTGATTTTTCCTAAACTGAATGATGTTAGCATTTACCCTCCTATTGCGCCGCCACTCCGTTTCCGTTCCCGGACATCATTGCTTGGATACCGGAAAGGATAGTCTGACCGGCCGCCGGTGTTGTCGCGGTTATATTAAAGTTGTTGTGGTTTGTTATCTGTTGGACGGGTTTATTCCCGTTTGTTATTCTGTAATCGCCGAGTTCGCCTCCAACAATAAACTCGCTGATTGGTTTTACAAGTCTTTCGAGCCAGTTATACTGTTCTGGCCCTTTGTTTTGGATATTTGCGATTTCCTCTCCAATCATCCACCCGCCACCGATTATTCCGGCAAGTCCGGCTGCGCCTCCCATTATTGAACCACCGGCCGCACCTGTTGCCGCCGCACCGGCTGCCGACCCACCGGCCGCACCGGCCGCTGCGCCTCCGGCTTTAAGCAACCCACCGAGGCCGAGCATTTTGCCAATGAATGCAATTCCGTTCAGGACCTTGGCGGACGTGATGATAAGCAACGCTCCGGCAATTCCTTTGGCCGCAAGGTTGGCTGTGTCGAGGTCTTTTGCCCAATCTCCGAATATAGGCTTTGTTATGTCTTTCATGAGCTTTGCGATGTCCCCTAGGACGTCAAAGAACATTGAGAACCCGTCTGCGAGGACCGTTCCAAGCCACGCCAACTGTTCGACAAAGAAGTTGTTTTCTTCGAGCCACCGCATGAGAGCGTCCAGTTGTCTTTCAAATACTGGTCCGAGTTCGGACGCGACCTTTTTCTTGGCCATATCCATTGTCTGGATGAGCTGTTGCCATTTCGTGTCGAGCCTGTCAAGTTCTTTTACCTGTTGTTCTGTCAGTGTCAGGCCTGTTTTTTCGACCTGTCGGAATAGATCAATTATTCCTTGAGCGCCTCCGCGTCTCGCCAGTGTTAGGAAGTTGTCTGAAAGACCTTGTTGTCGTGCAAACACCTTTGCGTCCTCGATTGGCATATTCTGGAGGTGGTCGGCCCACTCGAGCATTTGTTGATCCGTCAGGTGCAGTTCCGTGTGCATTTTGACGATGTCGTTTTTCAGACCTTCAACGCTCACGCCGGCTGATTTTGCAACGTATTCCCATTTTTGAAGCGCTTCCGTGCTGATACCTGTGTTCAGACCGAAGTTATAGAGTTCTTTTGCGTATCCGGCCGTCTGGACAGTGACGAAGTCGAATATGCCCTTCATCACGGTCGCGTACTTGCCAACCTTTTCGGACAGGTTGACGATTTTCTCCATTCCCTCTCCGAATTTATGGATGGCCTCGAGCGAACCATGTTCGAGAGCGAATGTCAGTTTTGTCACAAGTTCATTGACGATTGCCATTATTCAAAATACTCCACTTCATCCTTTTCTGCCGGTTTCCTTGTCTGTTCTTCCACATAATCAAAGAACTCGGCCATTTTTCTCGCCTTGCCAAAGTCCTGGACGCTCGCTGTCCCGTCTATCAGGCTTTGGAACGACAAAAGGTTCCGTTTCACAACCGGGTATATTACTGCTTGTGTCCGGCAGTCATCAGGGATTGAAATGTATTCCCCGCCATCTTTTTCTCGCTGTCTGCGACTATCCCTTGAACAAATGACGGTAAATATTCCCCCAACAGTGCAATTCCCGCTTGAATAAGAACTTGCCAAACGTCTCCTTGGTTCTCTGGCCGGCTGAACCACATCTCGGCTTCGGACTCATCGGACAGGAACTTGTTCTCCGGTGTGATGACCTGCTTCATGATTTTCGCCTTGAGCGGACTCAACCCTTTGACGCTCAATGAGTTGAAGAATTCTGTCAGTCTGCTATCTTCAACCTCTTTCCCGTTTTTGATGTCGAGATACATTGTGACGGCCTGTGCTATCAAGCCGCCACAGTTTGACATAACCTCGATTTGAAGGTCGATCGTGTCGAACACAGGGAGTTTTTGGACTTTGTATTCTTTGTCGTTTACAAGTATCGATTTTATGTTTGCCATTTTTGTTTCCCCTTTTTATTTTTACGCCTCGATGTAGGCTGTGGCAACAAAATCGTACTGCTGCGACCCTTGCGTCTTTCCACCTGACGACAGGTTTCCGGGTTTGGAAACCAATGCGTTCGTCAGTGTGTATTTGACGTTGGCGCCTGTCTGCAATTGCAATGTGCTTGTCGATGACAGGTTCTGTTGCAGTGTGATTGAGTTGTTCAGGGTGTCAATCGACGGGGATGTTTCACGCAGTGTCGCTGTAATTCTGATACCCTGGACGGTTGCGATGTTCAACCCGCCGCCGTCGGTTCCTTCCGTGATTGCAACGTCTCCGCCGACAAACTCAACCGTAATGGGAGAGCCTTCAGCCAACCCTTGCAACGGAATGCCGTTCCACAGCAGTTTTGTGTTCTTTTGGTTGTAAATCTCTTTTCTTGCCATTTTGTCCTCCTTTTAGGCTTCTACATCAACATTGATTGCGATTGAACCCATCCACCCGGAATCTTGCACCGTGATTGTGATCGGTGTGCCGATATGAGCGGCGCGTTGTGCGGCCGTTGTGGCTCCGAGGTCTTGGATGTCAATCTTACAGGCCGGAATGAGTGAATACCCTGTCTCGGACGATGTGTCTTCGACGATTCGGTCTGCGAACGATCCGTTGTTCTTGTATTTGTTGCAAATCTTGGCGGCTGCCGCAATCAAGCGGTTCTGGCCGTCCACAGTGTACGGGATTTTCTTATTCCGCAAGAACACGTTCAGGATTTCGATTTCCAGTTCCGCAATGAAGTTGCAAACGTTTACCCACCCGTCAGTTGACCATGCGTTCCCGGATTGGACACCCTCGCGGAAGTATTTCAGCGTTTGACCAACGATACCCGTGATTGTGTTGATACGGCGTGCATTCAGTGTGCCGACGTTGGTTTCGATGTCTGGGAAGTTCACGGCTGCAATTCCGTCTGCGTCTTTGAACTTTCCGGCGATTGTCGAATCGGCCTCCGAGTAGTTCACAGCCAAGAAGTTTGCCAGGTACGAGATTTCCGGGTACACTTGAGCGTTGTCGTCATACGTAAAGCTCGCGGTGTTGAACCCGTTGTTCATGGCAATGTAGCCGTTGTTTGTTGTGGCGGCTGGGTTGTATGCTGTGGGATTGTTTGTGCAGTATGCGCCAACTGCCCGGAACGAGCGACCATTTACCCATGTCGCTGCTTCTAATTGGTCCGTTGTATCCCGATATGAGGAATCAAGAACCCAGCCATAGAAGAAGTATCCTCCTTGCACTGCGGCGTCTGCGATTGCTTGCAGTTCGTCCGCGATACTTCCCGCCACATATCCGTCAGCGAGTGTCGCACCGTCTGCTGCCGTCAAACCCAACAGAGCTGAAACGTCTGTCCCTTCTGCGGGAGCGGAAGCGTAGCTGATTGTTGAGCCGGCACCGGCCGTCGCTGATTTGATGATTAAATTCCCGTGGTACACCGAACAGGATCCGTCCGAAGACAATGCTGTATTGATTACTTCGGCCACGTCGTTGATTGTTTCGGCGGACGAGAAGTCCAACGAAGCCAACTCCACAACGTTTCCGTCGATTGTGATGTTCATTGCACCGTCTGTAATTGACACGAGGTCCACCGGGTTTGTCCCAGCAGAGAGCAAGTATGCCGGTTGGCTTTCCGAGAATACCCGAGCCACTGCGATTCGTGTCGGTCGTTTTGTCTTTGCGAAGAACGCATTTCCCGCCCACCAGACACTGTCTCCGGCGGTGCAGATTTTATTGAACGCGTCCTGTGTGCTGTAAACGCCAAAGCGGTTTCCGTGTAGGAAGTCCACATTCGGTGTGCATAAGCACATGATTGTCATATCCGTGCCGACAGCGACTTGTGCTTTTGACAGCGAGACGCTTACGTCAACGGAGATTGGTAGTTTGTTTTGTGTTTCGGCCATTTTGTCCTCCTTTATTTTCGGCAGCCTTTATTAAAAATCAGTCATCCAATTTGGATGTTGTCTTTTCAACTGTTCCAACTCGTTGTCAGATACAGTCTCTCTTTTACCTGATTTCCAAACGATTGTGTTTTTGTTGCCACTAACATCTATCAATCGAAAATCAGCATTCCTTTTTTGTACGTCAATTTCGGTCTCCTTATATTCTCCACGAGGGTTTGCCTCTTTTGTGGTATAGAAAGACGCATTCATGGCGTGTCTCGCACGGGTTAGTTTATTCCCAGTCTTGACATATTCCTCAAGACGAGCCAAATCATCCTGTGCCTTTTTCAAACGAGCCTCTTCAATGTATTTGTATTGTTTTTCTGATTTTTCAACATTCTTTTTGAGATAACTGATTGCTTCTTCCAAATCGTGTTTTGCAGCAGTATAGGCAGCATAATACTGTTGACTGCTCAAATCAACCCAGTGAGGGGAATATACAGATTTCCAAGAGTTCTGAACATAGCGCTTTGCTTCGTCTTCAGTCTTGAACATTTTACCGTCGATTGGCCCATGAACTCCACGTGTTTTTGCCGCACGGTATTCATATTCTCCAGTCAACTTGTTTATCTGTTTTTTTACAATACCAACGACTGGTTCAATCGGATCAGATGAATAATCGAAGTATTTCAGGACACCGTCGCTTTGGCGCCAGTCTCCATTTTTTACTTTTTTGTTTCCAATCTTTTGTTCTGCCCATCTTTTCAGTTCGTCTTTGTTGATAGAACCAAACTTGTCTGATTGGATTTTGTCGTCAACGAAATAGTTGGCAACACCACCTTTGCCTTCTCCGAGCCAAGTGATTTTGACGTATTCGTTGTGGTGCTTACCGCTTTCGTCTGTGTCCATTTTACCATATACAGTTCCACCATGAGACCAGTGAGGGCCAATGGCTGCGATTGTACCCGGAGTTCCGTTTCCGACCTTGACAACTTCCAAATCGACTTTGTTTATTTCAATCACATTTCCACTTTGGCCTTTTACAAGAACTTTTGTCGGCATATCTTTCAAAACTTTTACTTCTTGTTCTTTCCCATTGTACATGATGGTCAAATGAACACCCTCATTGAAATAGTTCCCGACCTTTTTATTCCCGACTTCTTTTTCTGCGTCTTTGGCGAGGCCTTTGAACAGGGACCACTCTTGTTTGTCTATGGGCTCATTCTCGACAATAACGCCGTAGTTCTTGTCCAGCTCTTCCTTGGCTTCCCATAGCAGTCTTTTTTCTTTTTCACATGACTTGTCCGGGTTGTCCTTGATGTATTTCGTCAGTTCGCGGACGTCGGCCAATAGTTGCTCTTTCGAGCGAGCATTTCCGACCTTGTTTCCTGTCTTTCCCCATGAACGGTCCATCCAAGCATGATATAGGTCATCATACTTCATGCCATATTTTTGTGCAACCAAGTCAAAAACAAATTCTCTCAATGTTGAATCTCCAACACCGAGAATGTCATAAACTCTCCACGGTTCTTTTTTTATCGCCTCGTACGTAGCACTTGATTTGATTTCGTCAATCAAAGAATCGCTCGGGTGCGCTCTTTTTAGGTCGTCCTTGAGGCCGTTCCCAACTTTACGGTTGCCGGTTTTATTCTCCCGTTTTTGTCTTTCTTCAAGGTCTTTAATGCGTTTTTCGAAGTCTTTCAGTCCTTCTTTTGTCCAACCATTATATCCTGTCTCGGCCCATCCAAATCTTTTAGCGTCCGCGAGCATTCGTTTGGCTGACTCAATGATGTCTCTCCAGTCTTCGTTGCACGCCTTGGCGTTCCCGGTATAGTTTTTTGCTTCGCGGTAGTCATCAGAGAATGATGTTTTGACGTATGTGGTTCCGTCACTGAACTCTAATTTTTGGCCATTATCAACCTTTAGGATTGCGCCTTCTTCTTTTTTCTTTTTGATGATTTCATCCTTGTTGGCGTTCCCAACCCTAATTGATTTTGCGAAGTCTTTCATTTTATCCCTCCCGTGGAATTGTCGTTGTAAATTCATTATTGCCTATTTTTGTCGTAATGTCAACATTATTCATCCATTCGACCAGATTTTGTTTTGGAATGTTTGTGTGGATGTCTATGTTTACGAGGGCAACCGGCAAAATTTTCCCCTCATGGAATGTGCTTATGTCCTCAACGTCGTCGTGTCCACCGTACCCAACTGTCGGCCACATATCGCTGTCCCGGAGTTCGCTGTCGAAGTACGATGTTATCTTGTCGGCCACGGTCATTGCGTCCTTGCCTCTGACCTGGATTTCGAACGTGAGCGTGCTTTCCGACCGCTGGTTCTCTGTTATCGTTTCCAGTCCCTCTGTCCACCGAATGACGTCGTGTGGTTGCTTGAACTGTCTTTTCAGCGTGACAAGGCAATACTGGTTGGCAGGTTCCGGTCCGTCTGCCGGTCCGAATATGGCTGTCCATCCGCTGGCCTTTTCTATGGCTTTTCTGACAAGTTCCTTTACGCTTTCGATCGTGTTAGGCATTTGTTGTCTCCTTTTCGTCCTCGGAGTTCTCGAACCGAATCGCGTAATATGATTTGAACCCGGCATTTTTCACGGTTTCCGGGTTCTTTTTGATAACGTACTCGAGACCGTCAATGACCGCGTATGATTGCTTGCTCTGTATGCTTTTGTTGTGCTGGTTTGTATAGTACAACGTGTCCCGTCCCTCTGGGAACATAATGCAGAACGCCGCTTCCACGTATCGGCCTTGTGCGACGATTTCGAGTGTTTCTTCATCCACGTTTAGCAGAATGCAGTAGAGTGTCCTTTTTGCGCCGTCTGTTTGTGTCCAGTAGCCGTTGACGTATGCGCCGGTCTTTTCATATACCTCTATCGGTTCCGGGCATTCGAAGGCTTCCAGCGTGGATGAGAAGTCGAACGGTAGGTGTGTCATTTTTGAACCCTCCGAATTTCGTGTCTTGGTGCGTTTTTCATGTCGCCACTGTCAATGAGCGGGTGGCTTGACATTTTCATGTGTACCGTGTATGCGCTGTTCGGTGGCGAATAGCAGTTTTCAATAGCCTCTGATATGAGATTCGCGCCATCTTGTCCCATGACGTCCATGAACTTGTCCACGTCCATCTGTCCTTTTGCCAATCCGTCCTGGACCTGCTCGAGGGCCGCGCGTTCCATTTTCTCCCATTCTTCGGACGCTTTTGCCATGAACTCCCGGCGCGGTACTCCGATACCGAAGTTGTTTTTGATTGCAACGTCGATTATGCTCGGGTATGGTTCTTTATTCCGTATTTTTCTTTTTGACCATTTGAACTCATAGTGTGGCGTGTTCAGTTTGCCTTTTGGGAACCCGGCGACGACTTCCTTGTCCGTCAGTGCTTTGACGACGGTTTCGAGGTCGTGTGCGTAGTTTGGGTTTGTCTGTGTTGTTTTAATAGAAAGCATTTTCCACGCCTTTACTCAAAATGACATTGCCTTCCGGCATTATTTCCTCTAGTAAGCGCAGATATTCCAGACCGTATTCTGTGCGGCCGAAGTCGGCCCACAACGGGTTTTCGCTTCGTGATAGTGCGTTCAGTTCAGACGATTCGCTCAAGCTCGAGTTTGACGCTGATCGGCTTGTTGTCTGTGCTGACGATGATCCGTTTTTCATTCCGAGTTTGGCATAGGTCGTTCCGATATTGAACTTCAGTCCGAGCCTATGCGCAACTCGTAAATTGAGAGCGTGGCACCGTAGTTTACCCCACGATGTGTCGGATAGGATTGTGTCTTCAATACATCCCCGTTGGTTCACGAGGGCTTGGTTGATTTCCCGGAACTCTGGGAACTCCATAATAAATCCGCCATAGTTAAATGCCACGCCGACCTCCTATTCTAGGTCAATTTTTACAGTTCCCTCTAAATCAAACTTTTTGACCTCGGCCTTGACGTTTTGTCCGCCTTCGTGCCGTTCGACCGGGTTTTTCAGGTTTTCGGGAACGACGGCGTCGTGTGCGGATACTTCCGCGGCGTCGAGCGTGTGTGTCAAAATACCTTTGTCAAAGAACCGACGGACCATTTCGTTTTTGAGAAGTCGTTTCAGTTGTTCACGGTCAACCTCTTTGATTTCCCTTGGCGCAACATTGATTGCGTCGAACGCATTCCCATCGCACAGGCATATGTTGTTCATGCTCGTGTTCGTGATCAGGCACGTGCTTTTTTCGTATGTCTGCTCTTTGAATGTGGTTTTCATGACCAGTTCTTTTTGTTTCGGTTCTTCCGGGATAGTTTCGGCCGGTGTCTCCGTCACGGGTGTGTTTTCAACTGGTTTTTCGTTTGAAGTAGGTTGCACCGTGGTAGGTGTTTTATTCTCTACCACGGGCTTTTTGGTTTTGTTCTTCTTTTTTGCCATATCTCGTTTCCCCTTTCAATGACTAGATACCGTCAACATACAATGTGGACAGGTTCTGGCGAATGAAGTAAGAACCATGCTTTTGTTCCGCATAGAACTCGGCTCCCAATGGAACGGGGACCGGAGCCTGTACCGTGTACGGCAACGGGAACGGCAAGCCTTGGTTTTTCTTCGAACGGTCTTGCACAACCATCCGGTCAGCACCAGTTGCACCGGCGCCCTTCAGATAACGAATAGGAACGATTTCCAGTTCGCCACCGCGGATGTTTGAATACAGGTTGTTCACTTTCAGGTATGTCAGGGCTGAAGCGAATGTTGAGGCTTGAGCCGACAAGGCCATCGGTGTATTGGCCAGCAACGAGTATTGAGCCAACGGCAAGAACACTGTGTTCGGCAAGAACACGCTCTTTGAGTCCGTCCAGACTTTTGTCAGGGCGTCGTTCACGTCTTTGACCATTTCCGTGCCAGTCTTTTGAGACCATTTCGTACTTGATGAAGCACCTGTCGCGGCAGATGTCACGGTGATTCCGTCGTAGTTCAAGAACCCACGGAAGCCGACAGACTCGTCGCCGAAGAACGTTGTTTGTTCGATCAGGTTATCGCAGGCTTCACGCATACATTCGCCCAAGTCTTGAGCGAGGTTGCTATTGAAACCGAACTGATATTGACGAGCGTCTTCGTTGTTCAGGGTTGCACCGACAGCGGAGAATGCCAACGGCACTTCGATAGCGCCAATGGATTGACCGACTTTCGGGACGTCGTTCACAGGGCCTTTGCCGATGAACTTTGCAGTTCCCTGGCGGTCACGAATACGAGCCGCGTAGGAAGTGGCACCCGGATTGATTGAGGAGTTGACCTGGTCTTCTTTGACGACTTTGTACCAGTCTTTGTCAGGGTACTCTACGTCGAAGAATGCAGCGTCAACGTCCGTGTAAATGGAAAACGCCAATTCTTGCGCTGTCACATTCGGTTGCGAGCCATAGTTGAAATTGATAGACATTGTTTATATCCTCCTATTATGATTCAGAACTTGCGGCGGGTTCGACACCGAGTTCGATTAAAGCCAAACCGCCTTTTGCGGCACCTGCCACAACGCTGACGTTTGTCAATTTTACCGTTTTCTGGCTGACGGCTGTACCAGTGAAGCCACCGGCTGTCAGCTCGGCAACAGCGTCATCAGCGATGACCCAGTAGATATCTCCACCGGTCGTGATAGCGCCTTGAGCCTTGACCCAGATCCGACCACCGACGCGATTGGCACGCAACACCGTGGCCATATCTTGTTCGGCCAAGTATGTGTTTCCGTTTGCGTCTGTGCGGCCGCTGTCCGTGCGGACAACGATACCGTAGAAGTCAGCAGCGGTCGAAGAGCCTGTCGGCAGTTTCGCGGCCAAGTCATTTACACCGGCCTTGATAGCTGTGACGGCGGCTTTTGCCACACCGTAGCCAACGTTGATGTTATCGCCTGCGGTCAATGAATCACACAGGTTGATGTCGGAAGCGTTTGCTAACCGACCTTCCAAGGCAACACCCATCTGGTCATAGATTGCAGATTGAATGAAGCCGAATTTTGTTCCATGATAAATACTCGACATTTTTGTCCTCCTTTTTATTTTTTACCTTTGAAACTGAACATACGGGAGACGCCGGTTTTGGGTTCGGACGCACGGTTCATGGCTTGCGCACCGACAACAAATCTTTTGTCTGCCTTTTTGTTCTGCACTTTTTGATGTGCTTCCAGAGCAATTGCTTGGAACGCTCCGATTAAACGGTCTTCACTCATGTTTGCACAATCAAAACCTTTTTTGTTCATGACTTTTTCGGCCAAGAACAGGATACGTGCTTTACGGTTTTTCGTTTTGCACGCATTTTTGACTTCTTCTTTTTCTTCGTCGTCGATTTCGGTTTCGATAACTTCGTCTTCGGCGATTTTTTGTTCAGCCAATTCTTCGGCCATGGCCTCTTGGGTCTCCGGGGAAAGAGCTTCTTCGAGTTTTTCTTTGAACTCCTCGATGAGTTGCTTCTTTTCTTCGAGTTCGGCGTTTTTGGCCTGGACTTCTTCTTCGAGCTTTTTAACTTCTTCTAACGCGTTCTCAACATCTTTGGCAGACGAGGTTTTTACTTCATCGACCAATTCTTCGGCCTTGACCGCATCATCTTCGTTAGAAAACTCCACAGATTTATCGGTATTCCCGATTTTAATCCGTAATGTTTTGGACATTTTCAGTTCTCCTTTTTTCTTGTTGATTACTCTAACATCTGAACCACACCGGCCCTCGCCCTCTGGTAAGAGCAGGACATGGTTGAACACGATGTTGCCTTGCCTGTATGTATATTGAACACCATTATAAATACCGGCTTCCTGTAAAAAGTCGGCTGTGTATCCGGCCGAGATTTCTACAAGCTCTTTTGAGAGTATTTTGTCCACGGTTTCCTTGTCCGTGATACGCAACTCGCAAACTATTTTTGTCCCGTCCAATGACAGCACACCAGAGATTTGACCGATTGACTTTCCGTCTTTGGCTGCGTTTTCGGATGTGCGCCAGTCGTGGTCGCCCACAATAACGTCTCGCCCTTCGCCGCTTTTTAGTGCCTCGGGTGTGAACTCCTGGACCGGGATATAAACTTTTTCGATTTCGTTTGAGCCACCGTCGATGAACTCGCTTTGCAGGTAGTCAAACACTCCCTCTTTTAGGATGACAGCTTTGACCAGGGCGATACCGTCCTCGTCCACTTTGAAGTTGTTGCCAATCCTTACTCTTTGTGATTTTAGTTCCATACTTCTCCTACCCTTTATTTTATGCTAACAAATTTTTTTCGCATTGTCAACACTTTTTATTCGCTCCATTTTACTTTGAGTTCTTGGATGTCAATATAAGGCGCCGGCCGGCAACGGCAAAGGATGTCGTCTCCTGGGTGGTTTAGTGGCATATCTGCGTCCCGTTTTACCCACGTTTTTCCTTTGTCTCTCGAGCATACTGTCGGGTCGTCCCATCGGCACATCAGACCTTCCATTTTGTAGTGGTTCTTGTGTAGCGCTGTTATTTTTTTGTATAGGCCTCCGGGCGTTCCGACCACACGTCTGTCCTTTGATGTTCTCCAGATATATTTGTCGATTCCGACGGCTTTTTGGCGCAGCGCCGAGATTGAGCAGTTCATCTTGGCCGTCTGGTCCCGTGCGAGAACTCTGGCTCGTCCGTCTGATACTTTGAACTCCTCTTTTATTTGCCGGATGAGGGTTCTGTTCTCCGGCATTGGTATCCCTTTGTAGTGCTGAAGCACGCGGTCAGCCACTTTCAGGACCATTTCGTTCGGGATTGTTTTTATGTACATTGCCGCCTCATACATCATCATGTCGAGGTCTTGCTTCATGTTTTCTTGGATGACGGCACCGACGTCTATGCCAAGAGCCTTGCGGAGCGTTTCCATTGTTTGTTCTCGGTTGTATCCGTTTACCTGTTGCACCCACTGTTCGGCGAAGTTTGGAGCGATTGTGTCGAACTGGATCTGGTATTTTTGCTTTATCAGGTCGAGCCGTCGTCCCACTTCGGCCGCTGTTATGGTCGGGTTGAGTTCCATTTGTGCCAGCAGGTCCTCAATCTCTTGCTTGATTGGATCCTGGAGTTTTAGGAGCATACGGCGCATTGCCCATTCGATTCTTTTTGGGTCTCGGACAGGTTCTGCCGTTATGTTCTTTTTTTTAGACGGTTTCGGCTTTTGGTTCAGGATTATTACCGACATTCATCAACTCCTTTAATTTGTCATCCGTCTGTTTGTTTATATCGTCGGGTGTGTTGTTGTATTCCACTTCTATAGGGTCCGGGATGTCGTCCTCGCTGATCGGCGTTGTGAATATCTTTTTGGCGTTCAGTTCGTTGACGATGTATTCAACCGGTATGACACCTGCGTCTTTGAGCGTCGTCAGTATCCGTGTGTATGTTTCGTCCACGGTTGCCTTTTCTTGGCCGTCGAGGTTCCACAGGCTCTCAAATTCAAGTTCGAACTTTGGTTTGATACGTTGCCACGCCTCTTGTCCGAGGATGGACGGTCCGAGGATGTTGAACAGTTTTTCGTATTTCGGGTCGAGCCGTGTCTCTTGGTACGAGGCAATTCCGTTGTAATAGTTCTCCAGGTCGCCTTCGCCTGTTGCGTTCAGTCCTCCGGGTGCTTGACCGATGAACCGGCTTGCGGGTACGTCGGAACCTGCCGACAGTATCTGGATGAAGGACATCAGGAGTTCCGGCACGCTTCCGAACTGCGCTCCGTTTTCTTCGACTTCGACGTTCTTTCCTTTGAGGATTGCCGCTCGGTAGATACTGACCTGTTCGGCCATCTCCTCGAGCTGTCTGATTGCGTCCTCTCCTCGTTTCGTTCCCTCGAGGTTTAGCAGGTTGTCGGCTTTGACGAACATGACGCTGGCCTTTTGTGCCAGTTGATATGCCGCCTGTTGTGTGCCGATACAACGCATGATTGAATCCCAAAGCGGAGCCAGAACGGACTCTCCGAACCCTTGCGGGTTGATTCGGAAGTTCTGCATGAGCCGCTGTGATGAGTAGTTGAACAACGGGTCGCCGTCAAATATGATGAGACGCGATACGTGCGTCTTTGTCCCGTTTATGAAGTAGTATTTCGGTTTGTCGTACCCTTTGGAGAACGGGTCCGTGTCATACACCGGGTTTGTGATCTGGTTCAGTGACAAGACATTCAGGAACTTCAGGTCGCCTTTGTCGATTGTTTTCGGGTCGAGTGGTTTTGCTGGGTCGTCCTCTTTGTCTGCCACGCCGATATAGATTGCGCAGCCACCGAGAAGTCGTTCTTGGATTGCGGCCCGTCTCATTTTCTCCCAGCCGCCGATTTTGTCCATACCGTTCATGAGGGCCATTTTTTCTTCGTCTGTCACGCCGACGAGGTTCGGTTTGACCCGGAACGCGTCGTTCACTGGGATTTCGACGATTTTTCTGGCTTCCCATGATGTGTAATACAGTTGTGTGTATTTTTGCCAGCGGAAAAAGTAGTTGTTGTTGTAGTACGGGTTCAGGCTCGACCACGCTGTTGTTTGGATGGCTCCTCTATCTTGGAGTGTATTTGCGCCGGCGCCACGGACGAGTGTATTCCCGACTTTTTTGGTTTTTTTGCTATGTTTTACCATTTTTGTTCTCCCGGTTTATTTTATGATAAAACATTTTTTTTGTTTTTGCAAGGGTTTTTATTTACTGTCCGCCGCCGTAGTATTTCCAGACACTGTGTGCCATTGTGAAAGCGTCCACCGAGTCGTCGTGCGCTTGGCTCATGTCTTCGGCAAACATTGACGCTTCGTTTATCAGGTAGTCCGTTGTGCGTTCTCCCTCTGGCAGATAGACTTTCCCGCAGAACACATCCCATGAGGCTTCCTTGGTTCTGCCGACCTTGTCGTCCGGGTATTCATACTCCTTTGGCGTCCATGCGATTGCGTTTATTCCTTCCCTCGCGAGTGTCTGCTGGAGCGGGGAACCTGACGCTTTGTCTTCAATGAATAGATACTGTGCTTGTTGTTGTTCGTTAGGGTTTCGCCACTTGTCCCAGATACGTTTTGCGTTTTGTATCAGGTCGGGAAACTCCCAGCGTTCGACGACCATGTCTCGCATATACATATGGTCCTTTTTGAGTTCCCAGACCTGTATGCAGGACATATCGGCTGTTTTGCTTTCCTTGAACGCGGTGTCGGCCGTGATGATGAGTTGTCCGGTTATTTTCTGTTCGTCGGCTTTGTATAGTTTCCACCAGTCGCGTTTGACTATGAGGCCCTGTTCTGTGATTGGTTCTTGTTGGAACTGTGCCGAGAACGACGATTTGTCGAATGATAGTTCTGCGATACGCTCGGGTGTGTATTGACTTGGTATCTGGCAGACACCGTTCACGTCGAGGAGTGGTTTTCGTAGGGTGTAGAAGTTGTATTTTGTGATGAGGTGTCCCGTTATGTCTTCCAGGTGGAGCCTCTGCTGTACGTCTAGGATTGGAACGTTTGAATCGTTTAGCCGTGAGATGAGGACTTCGGAGAAGTATCTGAAGCATTTGTCTCTCATCAGTTGGCTGTGGATGTCCTGCGGTTTGTTGAGATCGTCCATTATGAGCATTCCGCTGAAGTCTTTTGCGCCTCTGATACCGCACCCGAACCCGGTTATGGCTGATCCGACGGCTGCGAACAGTGCTATGCCTCCGGCCGCCGTGACGATTTTTCTGTTTGAGTAGAAGTTTTCTCCCGTTTCGGTTTGCATATACTCTCTCCAGAACGAATCCACAGGGGAGGCTTCTTCGGTTTCCATTCTGGTTTTGGTTGGGTACATGGCTTTGTATATGGGATGTTCCATGATTGCCATGATTTCCCTGCTGATATCAGAGAGCAGTGCTTGGTTGAATGACGTGTATATGAAGTTGCACCGTGGGTTTTTTGTGAGTGCGTACACGAGGAAGTATTTGCACAGGGTTGTTTTGCCGGACCGCGGTGGTACGTTTAGGCACGACCGTTTTTGTTTGAGGTCGTATATCTCTTGGAATAGGTTGAACATATCCTCGTGGATCGGGTCGATTTTGAATGGTTTGCTTTCAATGCAGCGGAACATATACCTGAACCACCGCTCGAACCCTTGGCCGAGTAGGACTTGCCCTATGTATTCCGGGTCGATTTTATCATTTGTCACTTCCGTCATCTGAAATTATGCTGTCAATGTGTTTGAGCGTTTCGTTTTTTTGTTCTTGCGAGACGAACACCTTTTGCGTGATGACGTTCCCGGTTATCTCTTTCGCTGGGAGTTCTCCGAGGAGTGCCAGCATGAGTTCCACGGCCTTGACGTTTCCTTTGAGCGCCTGTTGTTTTAGCGAGGCGATCAGCATGGCTTTGTTGATACAGTCCTCTGTCGAAATCTTGGGAAACATGGTTTTCAGGATTGACATTTCCTTTTCGGTAGGTGCCTGATCCATGAGTGTTTGAATGATGTCTTTTATCATTCTCTTTCGTGCGAGGGTTTTGTTTGCCTTTATGGCTCCGTTGCGCGCCATCTGTTTTCTGACTTCTGGCGGGTACTGACCGAACGGCTTTGCCGGTTGTAGGTATTTTGAGTTGTCTGCTCTCATTTTTTACCTCCTCACTATTTCCAGTTTGTTGTGTCCTTGTTTAATTTTCCCATATTACATTCATCGCACAAAACCTGAAGGTTATTTTTGTCTCCAGAGCAGTCCACGCTTCAGCTGAATGTCCTCTGCCACTGCGTCCAGAACGGCGTCTTTGGCCGCCGAATCCCCTTTGAGCCGTGCAATTTCGTCGAGCGTCCGTGCTATCAGGTCGGAGAGCCTTCCGATGTTTGCTTTGTTGTCCTCTGTTATGTCCGGGATGTATGCTGCCGCAACCCGAATGATGTCCTTTGACGGTGGGACTTCTTCTGTGGCTCCGAGATAGCATACCTCCTTTATCTGGTCGATTTTGTCATCCAGTCCGTCATATACACGGTCCATGAGTAGGTGGATCCCGTAGAACGATTCTCCGTGCGCGTGGTAGTGGATGTCTTTTGCGTAGTTTTTTATTGCCTCAAGTAGTTCGATTAAAGTTATCATTTTGTGCCTCCGCTCCCAATTTTACCAGTTATTTTTGCCAGTGTCAAGCCTATTCTTTGATAAAGAAGTTAAGGATGTGCCGACAGAACGCGTTGGATGTGAACTGCTTTTTGAACAGAGAGTTCGGTATTGTGAGTTCTTGTTCGTCGTCTTTGCCGTATTGTATGTTCAGAATTGTGAACGGCCCTTGCCGAATGACCCGGACCCAGATTTCCACACCCAGAACTTCGAGACGGTATCGCTTCATTTTTTTCTTCCTTTTTCGATTTTTTTCTCGATTTCCGTTATCCGTCGGTCCATGTCTTCCATTACTGAAGCGAAGTCAAATAATATCTGCGCTTGCTTTTTCATGAGCATGAGTATATCGAGTGTATCTCTCAATTCTTCTTCTTTGTTTTTTCTCCAGAACATTTTATTTTCTCCTTTTCTTGATTGGTTTGAACGCTCCCATGTGGAACCTTTTTCTGAATATAACGTCGAACTTGTCCGCGTACTGCCACCAGGCAATGTTCGGTTTCCATTCGCTCCAAAAGAATTCTTCCGTCTTTAGGTATTTACTGTTTTCCGGGACAATGATCAGGTCGAACACCTTTATGTCGTTCGTGATGACCTTTATCCAACGGCCGCAGAGTGGTTTGGTTTTGTTCGTGTATAGTTTCATTACTTCTCTCCTTTTGGGTCAAGAACGTTTAGTGCTTCTATAAACCGACCATCTTTGATGAGTTCTATGGCTTGCTCTTTTTGTTCTTGTAAGCGTTCTACCTGAAATCTTAAACAAGAGTTTCTAATTGTAAGTTGTTCCACAAGAATAGCGTAGTCTATCTCTTTACTCATTTTACACCTTCCATTTCTTTTAGGGCTTGTTTAATCACATTTAGTATTCGTTGGTTTCTGCGTGTCAATACGGCCCAATACTTCATATCATTATAACAATATTTCAACGCCTTTGTGGCTATTTCAAGTTGTTCTTGTAGCTTCTTGTATTCTATTTCACAAACAGCACCCAAAGCTTTAAGAACTTCATCCCTATTAGGAGTCAATTTTTCTGTCAGTCCTTTACTCATTTTTCATCCTCTACTTCAAACCAAACCTTTACAACGTGTTGCCACATAATATGTGTATCACTAAACTTAAGGTTTTTCTTTTTTTCAAGGCACTTTATAATCTCGTTATAGACATCAATATTAGCTTTCCTCATCTCAAAAGTGCTTCTCCCATCCGTATCAATATGTATTGTAAGTGATTTAGTCATTTCATTTCCTCCACGACCTTTTTCACAACCATGTAGAGCATAAAGTTGTCGGCTGTGTACCAGAGGTCCTCGTCCTCTTTTGAGATGACCGGGTCAATCCATTCTATGAAGAAGTCCCTGTCCATGTTCTTGAGTATTGCCTTCCACTCCGCGTCCCGGAATGTTTGTCCGGCATAGTATTCGTGGCTTGAGTTGAAGTATTCTTCTTTGGCTTTGTTCAAGCATTCCTTTATGAACTCTTTCAGCATACTAGGCCTCTTTGTCGTATATGTATTTTTCGTATTCTTTCCCGGAGTCGAAGCAGTCCTTTATTCCGTTTGCCTCGATTTCGTCCCAGACCTTACTGAAGTGTGTTTTCATGTCTTTGTAGTATTCCATTGCAAGCCTGATACTGCGTTTCATGTTGGCCATTATTCTGCGGTAGTGGAATAGCGTGTTTTTCTGTCGGACGATTGTGTCTATCCGTTCCATTCTGCTGTTTCCAAAGAACAGGTCTTTCATGATACCGTCCCGGACGGCTTGCGAGGCTCCGTATGATTGGTTCTCGTTTTTCATGTCGTAGATTTTCTCTACAATGTACGTGTTCAGTGATTTGCCGTTTTCTTCAGCGAGTTTTTTTGCAATGTCCAGTTGCGTTTCGGACATCGTGATTGATGTTCTGCGCCCGTCGAACATATAGATGTTCTGGATCAACATATTTCCTTTTCTGTTCATTCTACACCTCCTCCAGGCTGTCTTTCCAGTTTTTTGCTTTTGGCATTTCCAGATAGACGATCGCCTGTGGGTATGGAGTTCCTTCGGTTCTCGGGTTGTTGTTTACCCAACAGTCTTTTTCGATTGTCGGCTTTGTTGGCCACCATATCCAGGTGCCATTCTTGTTCATAGACACCCATCCTTTTTTGAATTTTATTTTCATTTTTGTCCTCATATTTTTGTTTTCTCCCTTATGGGATTGACCTCATTATAGCATACTTTTCTATGAAAGTCAAGCGTTTTTTTATGTTATTTTATTGTACCTCCTTCATAAATCCAATCATTTTTCGTTTGAAACCAAGGTATCTGTGTGCCATTTTTGAGGCTCCGTTCACGTCGAATACAAAGGCCATAATGCGGTCGCATTTTGCGTCCTTGGCCATTTTCTCGATTCGTTTCAACATCAGCTTGTAAATGCCTTTTTGTCGCACCTCTGGCCTGACATAGACGTGTTCGATACAGATTGAGCTTGTCATCTGGTCGATTCCGACGGAAACGAACCCGAGAACTCTGTAATCGTCAGTGAATGCAACGCAGATGGCTGTCCCTCTGATGGCGAACATATCCTCTGGCATTTCGGTCATCAGCGACAGTTCTGTTTTGTATGCGTTGATTGCCACTTCCAGTCCGTTTGTCCCATCTGACCCTTTGTAGAGTTTGTTCAGCAGTTCGGCTGTTTTTGGCTCTTTTGGGTTGATGAGCATTACTTTGTATTCGGTCAGTTTATCCATGTTTTGTCGTCCTCTTTTTTCTTTAGGAAATCTATCAGGGTTTGATACACGCCGATTATTTGTTGCCACTCCTTTTTCGTGTTTGTGACAGGAGCCTGCGCGTATATGAAGTCCCCTTCTTTGAATATCTCGAAAACCACTTTTTTTTTATTTTTTTTCATTTGACATTTTGTCCAGGAAGTCTTCCCAAATCCGTGCGAGGCGCAATACGCTTTCGGGTTGGTTGGTTTTGCCTGTTTCGTAGTATTTGACCATTCCTTCGCTCTTTCCAAGGAATATCCGTCCAAATTGCCTACGTGTGGCTCCGAACTTTTTTCTAATTCTTTCAATTTCAGTCATTTCGTTTTCTGTCCTTTTTTTGTACTTCATTTTCTTGTTTCCTTTTTGTGTTTTCATTGTGAGAGGCCCGCCGGGTTTAATGAAGGAAAAACTCAAATACCTTTTCGCATATTTTGCCAGTTTACAGAAGAGGAAGCATTATTTTGCGAATTACCGGCGGATAGAGACACTGTTGGATCGTGAGAATGCCCATGACGACTTGCAATGGTTGCTTTCCAGTGCCAGTTATGGCAACCAGATCCAAGCCTTTTTAATCTTTGACCATAAACTTTCCTTTTTGGGTTGTGGTTTTTGTTCTACGTAAACGGGGATGTATCTGTCCAGTTCTTTGCAATCTGCGATTTGTCCCAGGAGCCATTTTGGAAGTGGACGCTCTTTGTGTTTTTGTTCTGCGTGCGTTATTGACGAGAGGGGGACTTTCAGTATCTGCGCCAGTTTTTTTACCGGCATATCGTTTAATTTTCTGAACTTTCGTAGGTCTTGTCCGTTTTTGAGTATCATGTTGGGTCTCCTTTTCTGTTTACAAGTCTATTTTAACCATTTTGATTGTGATGTCAAGTGTTTTTTTAGTTTATTTTCAAAAATCCTTCTTTTTCGTATTGTCTGACAATTTTTTCTTCGTTTTTGTATTTGTGCTGGGTTTTGTAATCGTCTGGGTTGTAGAATGTTTTTGTTTTTTCAAAGTCGAACCCGTACAGGTTTATTTCCTTCGCTCCGAAGTATAGGCACATTTCGATCGCTATGAACCCGGAAGACGGTTGTGCGCCAAGGAACTCTGCGATTCGTCCTCTTTCCCTATCTGGTATCATCAGGTCCGTTTTGTTATGGTAGAACCGGCTCCTATTTGCGACAAATTTTGCTTTGAATTGTTTGATTTGCTCTGGTTCGAGTGTTAGTGCCAGCAACAGGAGATCTGTTCTTGATCCCTGGCTTATGGGTTTTTCTATGAACCCTTTATTGAACCGTATCACAAAGTCCTGGTTGTCTATTTCGTGTCCGTTTTCTTTTTCGAATATGCTTTGTGCGTTCCCGACTATTGCGATCCGTTTCCCGTAGATGTGTTTTGCCAATGGCCACATGGATGAGTATCTGACCCCTTTGAGCATTTTTATTTTTTCGCAGCCGACGTAGTGTAGGATGTGTGCGTCTTTTTCCGGTATCGGATCGTCGTATTTTCTGTTCGTGCAGTAGTTCCATTTTTTGCTTATGAACCGGAGCCTGTCTCTCATTGTGACATTTATCACTGTTTCGTCGTGCTGCCACCCCGTCTCTGGGACAGGGCATTCCTTTTCGACGAATAGGCATTCCGGGATGAAGTTTATTTCCCGTAGTTTTTTCAGGTTCATGACCATCATCCCGGACAGACCGTATTTTTTTGCTCCGATTGCTTTTGCCATTTTCTTCCCGATCGAGTATGTTTCGCACAGGTTTATGTATTTGCATTGCATATTCCACAGTTTATCGAGCGGTTTTTTGCATATTGTGTCTGCGTCCACGTATATGATTTTGTCGTACGGAAGTAGCGGCAGGTATAGTTTCAGGTACGCTGTTCTGGTTATCCTGTCTCCAGGCCCTCTGGTTCTGAAATCCCTTTTGGGTTTGATTTGCATATATTCATCGAACCCAATGTCCTCGATTGGGTCCTCGGTCACGCATACCAGCGTTGCCTGCGGGTTTTGTTTCCGGTACGAGGCAAGTGATACCCTTGCCAGGTCAATGTAGTTTTTATCGATACAGAAGACAATTATCATATTCCCATTTACTCCTCTCTGTCATGTGTTTTTCTAGGAATGGACCAACCAGGAACGGGAACGAGGCGTCTGATGTTGACACGCACATTTCCTTCCTTTTTTTGAACTCTTTGAACTCTTTTTCGTCCCGGACTTTGACGTCCTCTTTGAATGGTTGTTTGTATTTGAAACTGTTTGCATAGACGCTCCGGACGGCCAGACCATATTTGTCGTTTTTGTATTTTGCGAACACGTTTTCGAGTTTCATGAATAGTTTTTTGTTGTATATGCACGGCATATGTAGTTCGTGGTCGTTTATTGTGAACCCTTTATGGAGTAGGTATTGTTTTGTCTGTGCTATCATTTTCTGGTAGGCTTTGCCGCCTGTTTGCGATTCGCCGAGTATCCCTTTTTGGTAGAACAGAATCTTTGAGAGTTTCACTGGTTTTAGGAAAAATATGTCGTCGTACATGAGGACGAAGTTTGTGCTTATGTTTGTTTTTTTGATTGTGTTATAGACTTTCCACCAGTGATTTATGGCTGGACACCCTATGTCCGGGATTTGCGTGTATGTGATTTTGCTTTTATCGATGAATTGCGGACACTCCCCTGTGACGTATATTCTGCCAAGGTCAGTCACGTATTTTTGGACGCTCCGAAGGCTGCAAAGCATTTCCGTGTCGTAGTTTTTACTCTCTTTCCCTTTGATGTACAGAATGTCTATCATTTTACCTCTCCTTGCCTGTATTCTGCCTTGAGTTTTTCAAATTCTTCTATCCCGGCCGAAACGAGTGCGACCGTGCTTTTGTATCCCTTTTTGTTGATGAACGCTGTCCACCGCTCAACTTCTTGAATGTTTTTTTGACGTTCTTCATCGTCTTTGTTTTTCTGGTTGATTTTTGTGTTTTCAACGGTGGGGGGGGATATTATATAAGGGGGGGAATATCTTATCTTATCTTCTCTTATCTTATCTAGGACGTCAGTGTGACAGTCAGTGTGTCCGTCAGGTTTTTTATCAAGTTCTTGATTTTTTTGATAATATATTTTTTGTCTGTGCCGATGATTTTCTACGCTTTTTATGTCGGCGTTGACTCGCCGTTGAATCGCCGAGGCATAGTCGAGTGCTTGTTGATACTGTCTCGTGGTCATATAACGCATACACATCGCCTCCGTCGGTTGACGTTCCAACATGGCCCAAATCATCTGATATTTTACAATCGAAAGTATCTCTTTGTCAGAGGCTCCGCTCTGTATCAAATCAATCGGAAGTTTCGTCCACTCCATTATAACACCCCCATTCTGTTATAGTATGAAATTATTTCATCCGCTTTTTCTCTCTGCTTTTCAGACAGATGATTGTTTGTTGCAAAACTGGCAAGTCCAAGTATCAACTGGAATGCTGGGTTGTCCTGTTCTATAACACGGACCAGATATTGAAGTGCGTCAACATAGCGTATGGCACCATTCTCGTTCCTTATGGGTTTATAGGAAGCAACCCTCTTTATGACTTTTTCTCTTGGGAATTTTTCTTCCATGATTTCCTCTTTTTTGGATGGTTCTTGTTCTTTATACAGACCTATACTTGCACAATTTTTTTCGATTGTCAACCGTTATTTTGGCAATTTTAGACTTTTTTTACAAAGGATTGATTTTCATTGCTTTTATAAAGTCGATGACCTGTTGCACGTCTGTCACAACAAGGTAGTGGTGTCCTGGTATTTTTGAAATCTTTTCTTGAAAGTCCTTTTGGGATTCGCTCTGTTTCCCGGATGAGTTCGCCACAATCATGCGATTCGTCTTGAACGAGTATTTCATCTTTTCTGGCCGCTTGACCTCTATGTGTAGGCAACCGTTCGGGATGAACACAATGATATCACTTGACCCCTTGAGATACCCAAGCCCGTTGGCGATCCTTTGCGTCACGGCCGACTTTATCAGACCAGCGCCCTGCGATGTGCAAAGGAACCCCTTTATCCGTAGCCACTGAATGATTGACCTCTGGACAGCGTCCTCTGCGTAATTTCGTCTCATTTTGTCTCCTTTTTCTTAAAATCGTTTTTAACGGCCACACAGCGTCATCTTTTGTCTGTCCGCTACCCTTTACTGTTTTTTGTCTGTTTGGCTCTGTACGGCGATATTTTTGCGATTCGTTTGCGCGTTTTCTTTTTTGAATATCCTGTCGTATTCGTTTTTATCAATTCCAAGCGAAAGTAAAGTCGCACCACCCGTCGTCAGGTCCCTCTGCTTTGTGTCGTGCGTCTCCTCGTAATCGTCCGGAACAATCTTTATGATTGTTTTATTCCCCTCTTTTCTCTCTATCGTCTTCATTCTTACTCCAAAAGATTTTGGCAGGATCATCGTCCCGCCTTTTTCTATACAAGTTCCGGCTCTTGTTCTGGAACCTGCTCTGGCTCTTTTACCGGCTCCGCGTCGAGCGGTATCGTCTCATACCTCTGCTCTGGCGGCGTCGCGTCCTCAACTATCGGGTTCGTCCCGTCAATCTCATCGGCCTCGTCTTTCGACAATATATTTCCAATGACGTCCGGGAACGTATTTCGCATACACCACGTCCTTGCCCGATTGAATAGCATTTTCTTCGTGTGCTTTTGCCATACCGGGTTCGACATCAGTCCGGCCTCTTTGGCGTCCTTTATCGAATACGTCCATTCTTGGTAGTCTTCTATCCCCTTTCGCCGGATGTAGAATGTACAGGCCAACCCGTCTCCCTCTCCCGTGAACTTGTATTTCATTCCGTTTACCAGACCAGAGGCCATCACAACACACGGTATCGAGTCCGAATGAAGTGTCGGGTGGCCGTTTATCATAGCAACGCCGTTCAGTGCTTGGATCGGCTTCATTCCCATCGACGCTCCGGCAACTATCCGAGCGAACGCCTCGTCCTTTGTGCAACCCTTCGGCAAGAACCCACCGGCCGTCAGCGCGTCCAGTTGCCTCTTTTGAAGCGTTATCACGTCGTTTTGTGTTTCAACTGTCGATATTTCATTTGTCATTGTTTTTCTCCTTTTCTGTTTATGACACTGTCTATTTTACTCTGTTTTTATGGCTAAGTCAACCGATTTATTCTTTTTTATTGAATATGTGACGACCCCTTTTTTGTACATCAGGATTTCGTCCTCGTCTGCCGGCCTTTTCTCCAACCAGTTCGCATTTATCCAGGGCAGAGCGTCCTCATCACTGAGTTCGATTCTCCATGGCCTGTCTTTGTGCCACCATGCAATAATCATATCAACCCCACCTGTTCTATAATCTTTATTGCCGAGTGTCCGTCAGCCATAAGGTCAAGCGTCCATCCAGATGTTGGCCCTTTTGAACTCCTTGCCTTGTAGATTGACAAGACCCTTTTTGCTTCGTCCATCGTGAGGTTGAAGTCCACTATTTCCCAGTTGTCCCGTATTGATGAGACAAAGCAGGCAATGACCATGTATCTTTTTTCTTTTTTCATGTTTTCTCCTTTATTGCTTTGATGATTTGTTTTTGGACTTTCTTCGGTGGCTCTTTACCTGTTTTGTGGTCCATAAATCCAAAAGTCCCATCATTCCGTTCGAGAACAGAGATATTGTCATCAATGATATATGCGTATCTGATCCCTGCAGATACGGCCAATACGGCACCAGCCAATCCCATTGAGTTTGCCATCAGGCTTTTTCTTTCAATTTTCATGTTTTATCCTTTACAATGGCTCGTTTTCAGCGTGCGTTTGGTTGTATTGTTTTAATCCTTCTTCCCAGTATTCTGTCCATGTGTCGTGAATCTTTTTTGTATTCTGCGGGTCGGCGTGCATGAGTGCCTGGGCCAGTCCCTTTGTGAAGGATCCTCCGAAGCGTTCCCACGCCCAAACAACGTTAGGCTGTTCAAGAATTATTAGATACTCTTGCAAGGTTATTTTTTTAGTCATCCTCATCCTCCTGTTCTTCACAATCTTCAATCTCTATGTCATCGATGAACAATGAATCGTTCGTGTCCTCCCAATCGAATTGGTATTTGTCAATTCCATTTACCTTTTTCAAAGCTTCATGTTCGGCGTCTTTCTTGGAATCAGCTTCAACGATAAGGTATGTTCGCGCTGTCACTTCTTTTGTTGCGGAGAGTGTCACTTTGTATTTTGTCTTGTCGGTTGTTTGTTTTCCAAACAGAGGATCGTAGTGTTTTTGGATATATCTTGTAAAGTTTCCATATCCCTGCGGTAATTCGTCAGTGTTGATTTCATCTCCCCATTTCGTTCTGATTATTGCCATTATTCCCCTCTTTCCATGAACCAATTGCTATATCGCATTTCCATGCGATTCGGGTACGCGGCCCAGATGTTCTTGTCGTGCGTCTCGTCCCATTGCCGGAGTTTTTCTTGGATAGACGCAATGTGATTGTCAACAATCCCTTTGGCGACCAGTTGCGTGTCGTATTCCACATTGGCCACGCACACAATGTCTTCTTCCCCTTCCCGGTTGCTTTGGATGATGAAAACAAACTCGACCGGCTTTTCTCCGTATTTTGCCTCTACGGCTCGGCAGTAGAACTCACTTTGCAACGGATACTGGAGTTTTTGTGGCCAGTTCAGTATGCTCTCTATGTCCGAACTCGTTTTGTAGTCAATGACAACCAGTCCTGACTTCGTTCGCTTTATTGCGTCCAGTTTGGCCTTGCACGGCATACCTGTCTCTTTGTCCGTCCATATGAACGGCATTTCGGCCGTGGCTCCGTCCAAGATGAGTGACGCCAGTTTGTGTTCTTTGACGTTCGTTATCATCTTTGCCGCGTGGTCCACTTCTTTCGGAGATACAATAATCTTTCCGGGATAGTCCTGTTTGGCCTGTTCGTACTTTTTGTTTGCTCGACTTGCTCCAAAGTCCACCACCACATATTCGTCCTTTACCTTGTCCGGTTCCAAAAGTAGGCAGTGGCACAGTTTACCGAACACCAGTGCGTCCGTTTCCTTTTCTGGATCTTTGTCCGGGTTGTACGGACTCGACTTCCAAAACCAGTACGCACCTCGGTCGAACTGTTTTATCTGGCTTGCGCTGATCGCCTTGACGCCGAAATACTCCGCGTCGCTTATTTTTTGTATTTGTTGTGTTTCCATTCTTGACCTCATTTTTAGGCTTGATTGCCTTTTGCGAGGTCTATTATACCCTATTTTTCTGTAATGTCAAGAGTTTTTTTTAACTTCTTTGCATGAGCTTGATTATGTCCTGTTTGGCCTTTTCAAGCATTTTTTGCATTTGTTCGCTCTTGCATAACTTTTGCATTTTTGAGTATCGGCAGAACTGTTTCGCCAAATAGAGTTGTCGTTCCGTTTCGTTTATCATTGTTTCCCGTGCCTCTGCTCCGGCCTCTATGAACCCCGGTAAGAAACCTTGCGTATATTTTTCCATAAAATCTCCTATAAGTCAAATAGCACGGTTGTGTTCGTTCCACCGAATCCGGCTGTCACGTCTGCCCAGCTCTGGATGGTTGTTTTCACAGCCGACGGGAAGTGAACCGTGCAACCCGTTATGCCGTAGAGCATATTGTTGAACTGGTTCGTACTTGACCCGAAGGACGAAGATGTCAGTTTCGGGAACGAGAGTGTCCGAAGACCTGTTGCATTTTGGAACGCATAGCATAGGGCGCTTGCACCTGTCAGTGTATCGAGCTTGTCGAATGTCATACTCGTCAAGGATGTGCAACCATAGAATGCCTGGTAAAGCCCATAGCCTCCAGAGATTGTTTTCAGTTTTGACAGGTTGACGGTTGTTAATGATGTACACTCTTGGACCATGTTTTGGCACCCTCGTGTGGCTGATATTGTGACAAGGTTCGACAGGTCAAGTGTTGTTAAACTTGTACAGCTTCGGAACATCTGGTCCATTGCATACTGCGCGGCAACAGTTGTGAGTGCTGGCATACTGGCACTTGTTAGTCCTGTGCAACCGTAGAATGCCGATGAGAAAGCGTATGTCGCTGTGGTCACTGACAGGTTTATTGAAGATAAATCAATGCTCTGTATTCCGGTACACCCACGGAATGCTGCTGAAAGACCTCTTGTCCCGATTGATGTCAGGCTCGAAAGATTGACACTTGTTAGGCCTGTACATCCATAGAACGCGCTTTGCATACCTACATTTCCAACTGTTGTCAAGTATGACAGGTTTAATGGGCCTGCAAGGCCTGTTCTATTATAGAACGCATATATCATACCGCTGTTTCCAATGGATGTTATGTTTTTGAATGTATCTGCGGTTAGTGTTGCCTCTC